GAGGATCCTCTTAATATTACTGTTTCTTTTAAGTGTTCGGGCGTATATAGATTATCGATGTATTTAATTACAGAGCCATGCTCAAAATCTTTACAAGAATAGATGTCGGCAGAAAAATAATCTAGCTCTGGAAAAGCATGAAAAGTAAAATGCGACTCCATAAATATAATGCCTCCTGTAATCCCTATACTTTTAATGTCAATCATGGTTTCGTCTACTACATAAATTAAAGGATCAGAGAGCGGTTTTAAGCCTATTAGTTTTGTTATATCTAGTAACATACTCCTGATTAGACTTTCGTCGTTTAAGGGCGTTCTATTACATCCGTAGGCATCTATTAGCAAATGTTTTCCGTTTCTCATTCCTGCGCTACATTAAATTCGTGTCCGCACTCTGGGCACATAGTTTCTATAAATTTTTTCTCTGTTCCTTTTTGGAATGTGCTCCCTATATTATCTGAGCCTTTTTGTATGTCAGCGTCAGTAACTTCTTGATCCGATTGACCAGGAAACATTACGGGTTTAAAGTCAGTTCCTTCTGCTTTGTTTTCCCATACTCCTAATCCCCAATCGTTTAGTTCGCTAGAAGTCCAATCGTTAGCAAGTATGTCCCAATCCCAATCGCCAAAACTGACGTTGTCTTTAATAATAAATTGCTCTATCTGTTCGTCTGTAAGGTTCTCTGCTCGTATTACTGGGATCTCTTTTAGTCCAATATCCTTACAGGCTAGATAACGCATATTCCCGCCTATAATGCCACCCTCTGCGTTTACAACGATAGGTCTTAGATTTAACATTTCTGGAAAATCTTTTATACTCTTTACTAGCTTTTTAAATTCTGCCTCCTTTATAGTTCTTGGATTTACAGGATTAGAAAAGACTTCTGTTATTTTTACTTTCTCAATCATATCTTTATTTGTTTAGTTGTTCCTCTAGTTTTTTCTCTAATCTTCTGCATTTCTTTTCTAGGTAGTCGATCTTGTCAACCTCATCATAATCTGTATATGTATCAAACACGAAAGATTTTTGTAGGCTATCTAAAACAGGGTTTTGCTTTTTATAGTCATCATACTTTTTATAGCTATGCATTACATTTGCCATGTTTATTTTCTTGCCGTTACGATCATAAAACAAGACGATGTTTTTCCATCTCATTTTTAGCTTGTCTCTAAGCAAGTATGTAAGTAAGGATCTAACCTCAACGACTTTGCGTTCTCGGTTATCCATAAATACGTCTATGCCCGATAACTCTGTTATCTTTTCTGCAATAGTGTTTGGGTTTGTGTTTTTCATGATTTTGATATTATTAAAACGCCGTTTCTTTTTACTCTTGGTTTTCGATCCTCTTCAACAAATCTTTCTCTTTGTTTTCTTTTTAATGCCTTTTGTTTTTTATTAGGCTTGTCTTTTTTTAAAGGTTTAAACCATCTCATTCTGTACGTAGTTTTAAAAGATTATAACATTCGGCGTATTTCTCTTTTGCCTTACTCTTGTATTTTTCTTTAAATAATTTATATAGCTGTTTTCTGTATTGGTATTCTGTATAACAGTCTGCGTAATACTTTTCGCAAAACCTTTTGCCTTTACCTTTAAAGTAATTGACATTGTCTGCGGGATCTCCTGCAATCATTTGCTCGTAGAAATTATACAAAGCCTGTTCTTCTGATATATCGTAAATCTCTCTATGTTTATAATGATAGTTAAATAAGAGGCAAGGAAATTGTCTGTAATCTTTATCTATGCTTACTATCATAACGTTGTTTCTACCTACCTCTGCGCTTAGTTTTTTCCAATACCTAGCTACCATGTCGTCTGTTTCGACTCCGTAACCAACGATACTGTCGTATTGACTCTTAACGTAATCGTGCATCTCGAATAGTAAGGGTGGCAAATTATCATAGTCTCTGTTTTGCTTGTATTGATCCCCGATATACTTTCTAAAGTTGCCTCTAGATCCGTTAAATGTCATAACTTTTTCGATCTCGTACATCTCTTCTAGCGAATTAACGATTGCCATATACTGTTCGTCGAATTTATTACGAGCTTCGGCTATGTCTGTTTGATGATATTCGTCGTCTGGTCGTTCTCTTTTTTTACAACAACTAGCGAATACTAAACTGTCTGCATCTACTAATAATATCATATCTCTTCTGAATTATTTACGACCTGATCTTCTATGTCCATGTATTTGTCTTCGGGTTCGGTCATTAAATTTAGTAACTCCTCTTTGATTTGACTTAAATACATCTTTTGCATTTTGGCATTTTCCTTTACTACTTGATTAATAATAAAAGGCAGATCTTTAAACAGTTGATCTGTGTTATATACTAGCCATTTGTCATCGTCGTAGCCTATATGCATTTCGCCGTTGCTACATTGTAAGTGATGCGTCTCGTGAATATATGTGTGTTTTGATTTGTAATTTCTTGCTTCTAGCAGATCGCCTTCTAGCTCTGTGATTTTTTGTTGTAGTCGTTCTGTTGATGTCATCTGTTTATTTTAATATTAATATTTGCGAAATTTCTGTGCTTCGCTTCTCTTACTTGATAATTAATAATAACGTCAGTTATATGCGGATCCGCAGCTACCATGTTTTCGATAGTGTTTTTAACGTGCATTAGTTCTTTAGCTGTCATTACTTTAAATATTCTAAATAATCTTTTTCTAGTGTTCTAGTAATTTGTGCTTTAAGAGCATCAACCATAAAATCATATCCTTCTTGTTTGTCGTAGTCAATTAATTTTCTAGCATTTAAGGCTATATTAATTAATGATCTATACTCTTTTCTTGGTATTACTAACTCTGTTTCTAAATTTATTTTCATGTGTTCTGTTTTTATATTACTTCTGATTCTATTTCGTCGAAAAATAAAATGCCGTTATCGCCTTTAAATTCGATCTCTGTATACTTAGAAAAAAAGTCGTTAATTCTTACTTTACCGCCTTCGTGCATTTCTAGATCGTCGTAAAAAATATCGCTATGCTTTTCTAATAACCAGTTAAATAATTTGTCTTTTATAACGGATTCGTCTTGCGATAAATCGACGCTTATTAAAAGTCCTTTTTGTACGTTTTGAAATAATTTTATCATTGTTCTGTTTTTAAATTCTCTATAAAGATAACTAAAAAAAGGTTACGATACAAAAAATTCAATAACTATTTACCATTATTCCATATTACGTTTAGATCCGCAATCCATTTGTTTATGGTTTTTGGGTTACAAGTACAGGGTTTGTAAAAACTATGCTTGTGATATTTTGCGTGTAAGTCGCATACCAAATCAAATTCGGTTGGGCTGATAACGTCCTTTGTTCCTTGTCGAAATATTGACCAATCTTCATAATCTATTGTTTTAAATTTTACCATCTTTTTATTTTTAAATTGTTTAGCTTTTTTCTACGCTTGTCGCAATTACATTTTGTACCTTTAAACGCATGATACGTTTCTACTATATGTTTTATGCCTGTGTACTTTGTTATGTAATATATTATGTCTCCTAATTTCATTTTTTATATTTTTTATAGATTAAGTATAACACGACAGTTATTGTAATGCATACGGGGCAAGGGTGTAATAATGCTAGATTCATTTGAATTGTTTTAAAGTGTTAAGCGGGATCTCATAATAGGCAGACCCCTTGTTTTTTTTTATAGGGCATTTAATAACCTCTTTATGCTTTATAAAGCCAACAATACTAACTACATTAGGCTCTACTGTCTCGTTGTATTTAACTCCTATGTAAACATCCTTTGGTTTTCCTAGTACGTTGGCTACTTTCGGCATGATGTATTTAAAATAATTTTTAGTAGCTGATTTTATTTCTACTTTTTTAGAATTAATAACCATATCGCAATCGTCATAGATCCCTGAGTTATCTAATCCCTTTGCGGGTTTTTCTACTTTGTAATTTTTTTCTAGCCATTGGCCTGTAAGCATTTCGCATACTACTCCTCGCCATGCTTCTACGTCTGCGTATCTATACTGACCTTGTTTTATTTGCTCAAAGGCTTTTATTTGTTTTTTAGCAAAATCTTTATCGTTTTGTGTTACGTTTATATTGATCATAGTTCTTTTTTTAGTTTGTCCTTTACTTTTTGATATGTAAAATAGAGGGCATAATAACCGATCTTAGATTTTCTAGATAGCTCTGCGATCTTTTCGCCTCCGTTTATTATTTCAAATACTCTGCGTTCGTACCAATGCATTTTTTTAAGCTCGTCTGTAACCCGTTTGTATGTCTCTTCATAGGTTACGTCGTTATACAGGTAGTTTGCGTCTCCGCTCTCTTCTAAATGATGATCTAGCCATATAACATGTACGTTCTTTGACTTACGTTTTAGATCTATAAATAATGTTTTGAGCGTTTTAAATATGTAGTAGTAGTTTATTTCGTCCTTATACATGATGTCAAGAGATCCCTTTTCTAGTTGCATGTGAATTTTAATATACATTTCTTGAGTTATGTCTTCTGCTATTCGTTTTGTGCAACCGAAAGACTGCACGATGTCAACCCATGTGTCATGTTTTTTTGCTACTAAAGTCAATATCTCGTTAGTCATATCTTTTTAAAGGATCGTAAATATCGCCTACGATCACTGGCAATCCTATGTCGTTTACTTGAAAGCTAAATGTCTCAAAAGCGTAACCTCTGCTTCTGCCACATAAAACCGTAACCCAATTACGATTGACTGTATTAGCTTCTAGCTGTATAACCGTCTCTGCCTTCTTTTCTAAGAAGCTCCCTAGATGTCCTGTGCCTAATTTGGTAGATCCGAAGTTTTGATGGATGACGTTTATTATATGGCAATTAAAGTTTGCCGACCATTCCATTAGCTTCTGTACTACTGCGTTAGACTCTTCTAGATTATTAACGTCACTAACGAGATCCGCTATGCCGTCTATAATAACCAGAGACGGCTTATCAATATTTTTAGCTAGAAAGTACTCGATGAACTGAATACGTCGCTTGTAGCCTATCGCTCGTAAACCAAAGGTATGATATTTTTTATTATCTAACTTTCTGTCCATGTCGTGTAATCGTTTAAATACTTTTTGACAATGCCACAGTCCTTGCTCTGTATCGAAATGTATTAGATGACCTTCGCCTCTATGTCCTTTTATGTCGCCTCCGTATATATTAGATCCACTTAAATAAACTGACGCTAATAGTGATATAAAAAATGTCTTCTTTGTTTTAGGTGGAGCGGTTACGACTGATAGATTGCCGTATGTTCCTAATGGGATCGGTAGCTCTTTGACTCCGTCCTTTGTGTTTATTAATTTTGTCCCGTATGATAATGCGACGGGTGGGTATTCTATTTTTTTTGATGTATCAACATGGCAATCTTCCTGTATTACCTGCATTAATAACTCGTGTTCTGTTTCTCGTTCGGTCATTATGTAGTCTAGATATAAAAAAGGGTATGAATACTTAAACCCATACCCTTATTGATTAATGTAAAAGTTAAGTCTTAAAAAGGTAGTCCGTCATCGTTTAGCTTGACAGAGTTTGCGTTTACCTGCTGAGGTTGTACGTCTTTTACTACTAGCTGAATAGTACCTTCTTTTTCTGCGTTTTGACCTTTACCGTTATCGATCCAAACTACTGATCCGTTTCCTAAAGTTTTTCTTGGAACCTTAGCCTCTCGCTCTTCTTGTGTTTGATTGTCTGTAATCCAAACGTTGTTTTTAAATCTAGTCTCATCATTAATAATGATTGTGAAATTGTAATAGACTTTGCCGTCTTTCTCTGCTTGAAATTTGTGATTTGGTAAAGCCTTTACGTCGATACTTGCGTTAATTATTGCGCCCATAGTTATTATTGTTTTTTAATTGTGATTGGTTTTTTAAAATTGTCTGCTTCGTCCTCGCCGAATACACCGAGTTCGTAAAATCCTGTAAGTTTTAAAACGGCTCTGCTCATGGCTCTTTTCTCTGCCATTTCTACAACGTACCAACTATTACAGTTTCCGTCTTTGTAGTTATCGCCTTTTAATGCGGATCCAAAAGTTTCGATCCTTGCGTTATCTTTAGTTGCTTTTGCTTTTATTGTTGCGAAATTAGGTTCGCATTTTATAGCCTCGTATTGAATATCTATTTTCTCGATACCCTGTATCTTGTCAATACCCTGTCGAGTAATAATTGTAAAGCTACTGTTTCCGATGTCTTTTGTAAATATATCTTCTGCCGTTAATTCGTACTTTAGATATAAAGCCTTGAGTTTGTCTCTGTTCATGTGTTCTAGTTTATTTGATTATTAAGATTTTGTATTTGTGCTTCTAAAAACGATATATGTTTTTGTAAGGCTTCGACTCTGTATTTATATTCTAATAATAAAGAGTCTTTGCTTTCATGTGATAGGTTCATTCTTACATCCATTCTAGCGTGTCTTTATAAGATTTCTTAGCTTCTAGTTCTTTGTATAACTGCATTTGCGAGAATGCGTCTTTATACCATACTGCGTGAGCTAATTGGATTTCTAATGTAACGATCTCTGATTTAATTTGATCTAATTCTGTTCTCATGTGTTCTATTTATTTATTAATTGTTTCGTAAATATAATATAAAAAATTTAATAAATCCTAATATAAAGCAAAAAAAAAGAGTCGAAATTGCTTTCCACCCCTCTTTTATAATAAACAGAACTCTCAAATATAGTGAATTAAGTATTGTCAACCAAATCTTTATAGTGCTTAATCATGTCCTGTAATTCGACTGTAGATATTTTAACTGTTTTTTTAGCTTTTAGATATAGCTTATTAGACGTTCCTAGTCCATACTTAACGTCAAGGTTCTGACCAAATATAAACTGCTCTCCGTACTTAAAAACATTACACCCCGCACATTGTACTTGGCAATTAGTCTCATCCCATCTAGTCGAATAATGTTTACGGCTCTGAAAGTGTCCGTTTTGTAGTCTTTTCCAATGATCTCGCTTTCCGCAAGTAAAGCATGTGGCTATTTCATTGACTGCGTCTCTCTGTCGTATATACTTACTAAAAACAGAGTCTAGTTGTTTTATTACTTTGCTTCGTGACGCTTTTTTTGCCATGCATATTTATAGGTAAACAGATAAATGTACAATAATAAATTAGGATATTCTAAAAAAAAGTAATAAATTTAAATTTTTTCTAAAATTCTTAGTAAAATTCTTTAAAAATATATAGATAAAAGTAATATAAACGGCAGTCTTATGAGGCACTACTTGCCGATCGACTTTAGCTTTTCAAAGCCTCTAGATCCAAAATAAGCTGCTACTATTAAAGAAAGTAATCCTGTTATAGAGTCAAGAGGATATTCCATAAACCAACCTATTACATAAGAAATAGAAAAAAAGACTAATGTAAGTGGTCTCACATTCTTAGAAAGCCAACTATCTGATTTCATGTCAGAATCCCAACGCTTAGAGATTTCTTGCATTTCGGCAATATCTATATCTAAGAGTTTTAAAGCCGTTTCTTTGTCTTTAGGAGTTAGTTTACTGTCGTCAGTAATTAAACTTCTTAAAACGCCTAAATAACCGCTCTTAGGCAAAGCTTCGCCTATCGCAGATCCTGCTTTAATAAGGAACTTGCCAACCTTTGTTTCAGAAAACTTCTTTTTTGGCATTATTTCTTTTTGTTTTTATTTAACAGATACCATTTCTGTAATGTATATCCTATCGTTACGCTTAATAATATTATTTTCAGTACCATATCAATATTTGTTAATGATATTCCGAAACTCCCTATATTAATTAAAAGCGTTTTGTAATCCATAATCATTTTTTATCAATTTGTTCGAGCTTTTTAGATGCCCAATTTATGCCCGATGTTCCACCCCATCCTAGCCAAGCTACATAACCTGCATCTTTCCAAGGAGTAGCTTTATTCTCTGCACCTACTTCTGCGTTTTTTTTATGTCTTTGAAATGCCGACATTCTAGCAATCGTCTCTCGACTTATGTTCTCTTTTTTAGCTAATTGATTAGCTCGAGTCCATCCAATTTGCGTCATACCTTTAACTTCGTCTCCGTGTTTATCTCTCCAACGTAAAACCTTCTTTGCGTTATTAGAGGCACTTTGAGGATAGTCATTATAAGTTTCTAGGTTGATCATTTTACCTTGAAAAGATCTATAACAAATAGCTATTGCTTGAGACTTGTCATGGTACTGCATCATTTGCGGTACACAACGAATCATGTAGTCCTTCTGTTTCTCTCCTGTCTTCTTATTTGGTATTGGCATAACTTAACAATCTTTACAGTCTGACCAAGTAAAATACCTGCCTTTTCTTTTAGTTACTAATACCTGCTTTCTATTATCTTTTTTGTTTTTATAAGAAACATGCAACCATTGAGGGTTTTCAGCTCCAAATTCCCAAATTAACTGATCAAAATCTAAATTGTCTTTTATGTAATGAAACATCTCTAAATTAGATTTACCACCCATTGAGGTTAAATCAATAGCGTTTCCTGTTAAATGTTGAGACCTTGGCGCACCGTTAATACCACTATTTAATTCCTTAGACCTAAACATGCTGTTTATTTTTATAGGAGCTTTAACCCAATCTCTAAGAGGTTCAAATACTTTCTCTGCTATAAGCTCCATATTTTTAATATGTGCTGCAGAAGGTTTATTCTCTATTTTATACTGTTTAGCATAATTAGAATTTACGGCTTCTTTATAACTAATGTGATCACTAATTTTTTTCATCTTTTTCTGGGATTAATTCATAAGAGCCGTCCTTTAGATCTATGTTAATTTTTCCGTAAGACTCCTCTAGTTCGGTTTTAGATTTTTGTTGCTCAACCATAAGTTCTGCGTACATGTGATTTAAGCTGTGCTTCTGAGTTTCTAGTAATCCAAGATCATGTAGGATTGCTCCTTTTTTTTGTTCTTGCTCTTGTAATTGCTTTAATTCTGATTCTTTAATTTTTGACATTTTATTATATTTTTTAAGTTATAAATACAAATATACTAATTTTTACATTGACACTTCTTTTCTAACATATCAACTTTTGCTGTTAGTTCTTGTATTGCGTTTACTAATACAGGAATTAAACTAGACTCATTATATTTTAAAGAATCTAAATTTTCATTGTCTATTATTACAGGATTATCCCCTTCAAGTTCTAAAATATCTTGAGCAAGGAATCCGTATTTTTCTTTGCCTTGAGTTTCTTCTGTATCTCTGTCTTTTCTAAATTTATAAGATGTAGGCTTTAATTTGTTTACAAAATCTAATCCGTAAGCAATATCCTTAAATTCTGTTTTATCTCTAGAATCAGACGTTACTGTCCAAGCTACTTTTATATAAGCATTTCCGATACTATTATCTCCAATAACAACCCTACCACTTTGAGTAGTTAATTGAAATGGCGAAGAACCACTACCTGAGCCGTGACCAATACAAATATTATAATCTCCTATTGTTGCTTCATCTCCTGCAGCTTGACCTACGTGCGTATTATTAGAACCTGTAGTTGTTGCGTCTCCTGCCCCCTTACCTATAAATGTATTATTTGGTCCTGTAGTAACTTCTGCTCCAGCCTGATGACCTAAAAACGTACAACGATTTGCACTTGTCATTTTTGCTCCTGAATATCTTCCCACTACAACATTATTGCTTCCTGTTCCTACACCAATATAATTTACTAATGAGCCAATAAAGACATTTTCTGTTCCACCTGTTCTGTTTAATGCAGCTTGATGACCTATTATAACATTTTCTCCTGATGCAGTAACAGTATTCTTTATATTATACCCTGATCTAAAACCAATAAATATTTGATTTGAGCCTGTGTTTTCTGAAAATCCTGATTCTGTACCAATAGATATGTTCTGAACACCTGTTGTTAATTGTGCTAATGCTCTATCGCCAATAGCAGTACTTTCGTCTCCTGTGGCATCTTGTAATGCTTTATAACCAACTGCAACATTACCATCTCCTGTTTGATTTGCAAATAATGAATTAAAACCTAAAGAAGTGTTTCTTACTCCTGATGTGTTACTGTGCATAGCATTTCTACCTATACCTGTACACTCATTAGCTACATTATAAAAACCTGCTGCTCTACCTACAAAAGTATTATAGTTTTGACCAGGACTTGTATAACCTGCTTCTGTACCTATATAAGTATTTTGCTGACCATCAACATTCTTAGCACCTGCATTCATTCCAATAGCAACATTAGAGCTTCCAGTAGTTAAATCATTTGATGCGTCTCTACCTATTGAAACGTTTTGTGCTCCTGTTGTTAAGGCTGGGCTTGCAGCATATCCCATAACAGTATTTGAGCCACCTGTACCATCATAATTTCCTGCATCATAACCATAATAAGTATTAGCTTTATTTCCTGATTGATAATTATAAACATCGCCATCACTAGAAAGAATAAATCTTTGTGCGCCTCCTGTAGAAAAAGATAACTTTCTTGCAGTAGTTGTTCCATCCCTTGAATCAATATTTACATTATCATTTTCTGTTATTGTAGTTACTAATCTTGTTGAGGTTTGACCACCTACTGTTAAAGTACCATCTGCTGATATACGCATTCTTTCTGTGTCAACAGTAAAGAACTTCATCTTACTGCCTAACGATACTGCTTTAATATCTAAGTCATCTGTGTCACTTGCGTTTAATTGTATTTTGGCTCTTGTTGTAGAACCATCTTGCAAGTATAAATTATCTTGTACATTGACATCTCCTGCAAAAGTTG